TACGTATTCCTCATCAGACTTAATTAGCCCCATTACCTTCTGATAAGTAATCACGCATATCTGCGCTAAATTATACCATTTAAGCGCTTCAGGTGTCATCGGCATTTCCTTTGGCGCTTCCATGAGCGTAAAGGTTAAGTAATAGGTTTTGCTTTTAATAAAGCATATCCAGAAAACTTATACTTCGCTGGCAATCCAGCATATCGTTTTCCACCCAACGGATCAATAATGTGCATTATACTGCCATCCACCTTCTCAAGATAAACCCAATGTACCTTATCAAGCTTCTTACCATATAAAACTCTGATTATAGCGGCTTTGTCGTCTGAGTTGGCATATTCCTTAACTTTGTTTAAATCAGCGCTGTAACCGCGCCAAACGAACTCTGCGCCTTTGAATTTTACTTGAGTCCATAAAATTTCAGCATTATTATTAAAAACCCAAAATTTTCCGCCATCATCAGGCCTTGCTTGAAATCCTCTCAGTTTATGAAGACACATACATAAACTCGTAATTGTACATCCAAATCCACCTATGGTGTAAGGCGTACCACCAATCTTTGCGCTTCTCCATCGACTGTCTAATTGGCTCAACGGTAATACTTCAGTCATACAATAAAATTAAAATTTATTTTTTCTTCATATTGTGCTCTCCTTTCATCATACTTTTCTGAAATCCGCCTGTTGAATGATATAGCTTAACTTGATCTTTAGTAAACAACCTTCCACTAGGAGACCTATACTTTCCCTTATTCGGCCCACTTGTAACTTCTTTAAACGGCATATATAATATTGTGAATATATTAATTATACTCCCTATTATTTTTATTTTAAAAGAGATCTTTTTCTGTCGTAGTGATTTGCAATTGGTATGTGCCCCACGAGAATAAAGATCTCTCTTATTTTTCTAAGGGAATACCAACAGGTCTTCGAGTAAGCTCGGTGCTATCGTGTGAACAAAGATATTGTTCGTACTCCATCTATATATATTCCTCGAATAAGAAAATAATGCAAGCTAAAATTGTCCAAGTATAAAGTCCGCATCATCTTTATTCACTTCATCATCACGATACATCGTATTAAGACGTGATTTAACGTCATTTTTATCTAAATTCTGTTCTTTAAATTTTTCAGTTATTCCTAAAAGTTTTTGCCTTTTTTTCACACTTCGCCATTCACTATTAGCTTCTTTTTCTGTCATTTCTCCATTATCAACTTTATTTTTAATGATCTTTTTAACATCTTCCAACTCTTGCTCATCCAATAACTCCGTCTCCCATTTCATCTGCTTCTTTTTTAATATGTATGGCGACCAACCTAATGCCTGCATAAATGCCATATCCTGACCGTTAATCAAATCTTTGGCACCTGTTCCCATATTATAAGCTTGTTTCAAAGGAAGACCCGTAGCTTTACCAGTAGCATTAACAAAGCCATCCAATGCTGTCAACCAATCTTCGTTTGTAATATCATCATCCCAAAGTAATTTAATAATTTTTGGTAAATCTTGAGTAAATGGTGTAAGAACTGGCATAGTAAGTTCAAAATCTTGTTCACCTTCGCTGACAGCATATTGAATGAGATTTTCAAAAGCAGAACCAACCATGAAAATACCATTAAGAGTTCCAAGCACAGCCGCTCTTTCTTGATTGTCATCATCCCATTCAAATCCATCAGCGAAAAACTGCCACAACATTGGCACTAAAAAGTGATAAATGGCAATCGTTTTTAGATTTTGAATCTTAGAGCCTCTACCAGTAGCCAATGCCCTAATAGCAGAAAGCTCTCTTCTAAAAGCCTGGTTAGTACCAGACTGCAACATTGTTAATAGTTTCCCCATAGATCCTCCTTGTTGCATCTGAGACAACTCAGCCGTATCACCTGATGGTTGACTTATTTTCCCGGCTTTTTCAAATTCCTTTAATGCTTTTACATGAGCCTGTCCCTGAGACATTCCTTGTTTTAAAAACTTATTTTTGTAATATCTGTATACTGGCCATCCTCCCATAACAATTGATCCTCTATCACCAAGCACTTGATTTATCATCAAAGTATTTAGAAAAGAAGGCTTCTTTCTGAAGAACACATAAGCATCGCTATTAATAGCCGCCTTAATATCCCTATCTAAATTATCACCCCTCGCTTTTAACCATTCTGATTGCATTAAAGTCTTAGTATTTTTAACTGGATGTGACCAAAAATCTATTACACCAGTAGCAAAATCAGCTATAGGCACATGATCTGCAAAGTTAAACATACCAACTAACTGTTTAATACCCTGAGCAGGAGTAAGACTCAAAACAGATCTAACAAATCTAACTCTAGCAGCGTCTAACCATCCTATTTTCTGAGCAACATCCTTCCCTCCAATAGCAAATTTATTTAAAAACTCATCAACAACCGCTACCATTTTCTTACCATAATTTTCCGCTATGGCAGTTCTGACTTCTGGACTACCAAAAACGTCTTTTAAGTCTTTAACTTTTTTAACCCACGCTTTGAAATGCTCCATCTCCGCCACATGCTGTTGCAATACTTTTACATCACTTTGTAATGTGATGGTTTTAATATTCTTTACACGACTAATTAAAGAAGGACTCGAAATAGATCTTCTCAAAACAATCTCTTGTAAAAATTCCCCAAATCCATTCAATGAATCCCTAGACATATCAATCCTTCTAATCGGTGAATAAAATTCATTAAACGGCAACTCTATGCCATATATCTCCTTATAAACTTCATTAACAGTCTTATAGTATTCTTTATAAAAATCTAACTGTGCCTGAGCAAACTTCTTATCACTGTCATTTAAAAAACTATCAATAGCATTTTCAATCTCTTGAGTATAATTCATTCCAGTATAAAAAGACTCTCTTAAAGATGGATCTTGTAACTCCATCCATCTTTTCCTAGCCTCTGACTTAGTCATTTTTAGTTCAACCATCTTTCCATCACTATCCTTAAAAACACCCAGTGACTCTTCAATAGAATCTTTATCGAGCCTCTTTAATAATTGCTTATTAGTTTTCACTCCAAAACTATCTGCGGCCATTTCCTTAAGTTTTTCAACAGATTTACGCACACCTTCCTTTTCCATATTTTCATTATCTAAAACTTCACCAAACTTATTAAGCCAACTTTCCCCAGGCTTTGAAGACTTATCGAGTCCAGATAACATATCTAAGATGTCATTCCAGCCAACTTGACTCTTACCTAGAGTCCTCAAAACCTGAATAACTGCATTTGGCTCATCAATCTTACCCGTAACATTAAGCCCCCCCTTTAACCCCTTGCCACCAGTAATAATATCAATCGCTTTATCTTTCCACATATCAACATCAGCTTCACGATTAAACTTTTCAAGATCCCTCGCCAATTTTCCTTCTTCGATCATTTTTCCAATATATTCATAAAACTGATCGAGCTTAGAAAAACTTTGCTCATAAAAATTACCAATCTTTCCTAAAACACTATTTTCTAAAGCGACACTATCAGGAGGAATAGTATCTTTATAAGGAGCTAAATTATCTGCAATCTTAGCCTCAATTTCAGATGGTTTCATTTTTACTCCCGTACGCAGAATGTCCAACACTTTTTGGATTTCCGGAGTAAACTTGCCAACTGGCTTGCCACCAACTTTTTTAGCCTTAGTTGATTTTAATAATTTCCTAATATTAATCCTAAGATCTCTTTTCCTAAATTCCTCATTAGTTAAATCGATCTTAGCAATCGCTTTTTGCAAAGCACCAACAGTCTTTGCATTTTTTACAGTCTCTAACAATCCACCTCTTTCCTTTTTAGGCAAACGATTCTTGGCATAAGACACAATAGCCTGTTTAATATTATTTATACCAAGCTCTTTTTGTTTTATTTGATAGATCTTGCGATCCTTAGCGATTTTTGCATTATCAATATTCTCTCTCTCAATGATTTTTTGTTTTAGTAATTGCAACTCTCCTTTTCGCTTCTGCAATTGAATAGCCTCTACTCTAATTCTCTTTTGTTTATAACCTTCAGTTTGTTTACCCTCCTTAAATCCTTTAACAAAAGCTTCACCTCTACCACGAACAGCTTGTTTAAATGTCATCTTGCCCCCTTCAACTACACGAGATTCTTTAATTTTAACCCCACCCTTTTCTTCAAATTGCTTTAATTCACGTTGTGCAACTCGAAGGTCTTTTAATTTAGGCAAATTAGATATTTCATCAAATGCCTCAGCATCTGTTATGTCTGTTCTTCCTGTTGATTCCTTATACTTTTCAATCATTCTTGCCGTATTCTTAGCAGTATTCGGATTCTTTAACATGGTATCTATATCCCCACTAGCAAAAGATAAATTCTTTGTGTTAATCAATTCTGAAAAATCTCTTAAATCTTGCGGAGTAAATTGACTTAGTTGAGACTGGATACTTTCAACTTTGATCGCAGCTTCTTGTTGTGCCTGAGACAATGACTCGGCAATTTCAATTCCACGCTTACCAACTTGCTCTCTAGCTAAAGTTTCATCGAATGTTCCAGGCGGAACAACCTGCGGAGAAACTTCAGGTAATGGAGCCGGATAATCTATTCCAGAAGTACCCTTTTTCCCACCCTTTAAGCCAATTAATCTTTGCTCTTTGGTACCATTAATTGTATCAAACATATCTCTAACATATCGATCACTATACTGTTTAAATCTATCCAGCAAATCCCTGGCTTCTTCAGGCTCCATACCCTGCTTTTCCAACTCTTTAATCGTTATATTATCCTGTCTAATTGTTTGAGCTGTACTAATTCCTGAACCAATTAAGCCTACCGTTCCAGAGATCCAAGCAGTTTTCCAATAATCCTTCAATGTTGAAAGTTTTTTCTTATAAGAAATCTTTTGTGCAACTTCCGTAGCCAATTGCTCTGTAGTTTCTGTTAATGCCTCAGTAGCTCCACCTATAACAAGATTAGCTAATTTATTCGTTATCTGCTTACCCCAAACTTTACCCATTATGGACTCAAATCCTAATTTATTAAGATAATAAGAAGCTACACCAACAGGCAATGCCGTAAGTAAAGATTTGGTTTCATCTCCTGTAGCAGCCAATGTATCTTGGTAAACTCCACTCGCCTGACCAACAGCCATTCCTCTCAACATGGTCGGAATGGAAGCAGGATTTATATAAGCAGCTCCTATTAACGACAAAATCTGACCTGTTCCCGCACCAATAGCGGCAAGATCCTGATTTTTGGCTTGACTTAAAAGGCCCTGATTAACTTTACCAATCTCATCATAAGCCGCTTGTAATAAATCTCTAAATGGTGTTTGTTGTAACTTTCCTTCGGGATCAGTCCCAAGATAATTAGCTATATTTTGTTGAGTCTTATTAACAAGATCAGTAACCATAATAGCCCCTCCCAATAACACATCTTTCGCAATGAATCCCGGCACAGTTGCTACTCCCAACAAAGGATCTTTCACCTGACTTGGTAATTTACTTGAAACTGGAGACAATGCCTTAAGCATCTTAGCTCTATCCTGATCTTCCTTCATTTGAGCAGAACTAACTCCATTTAATGAAGTCGGTTTCAAACTGGACTGAATTATATTAGAATTGCCTTTCGCAGATTGATCTATAATATTCTGTACTCCACTAAGCGTTTGTCCAGGAAATGCCGTACCCAAAGCCATCCCTAAAAATGATCCCGAAGGCAGTTGATCTTTTAATGAAGTAGCCAATGGCCCTGAAGAAACAGGCTTAGAAGTTGGCGCAGGTGTACTTACAGACTTTTCAGGCGTAGGAGTTACAACTCTAGGCTCGGGGCGTGGAACAACAGTCTTTGCCTGGTCTTTTTTATTAGCAATAACAGCTTTGTCAATCTGCTTTGTTAGAAAATCCATTACAGCCATAATACTTCAATTATTATTTTTATGTATTTGGATATAAATCTTCTTCCTCATCCCCACTACCTTTTTTATTTTCCTTATTTTGCTGTTTTGGAGACTTAAATTCCTTCATCTTTGATGATGATTCTTTTACTATATTTTCTGCATAACTTGGTAAAGGAAGATTTGGTAATTTAGCCTGTGGGGTTCTAATCATTTGATAAAACTTGGCATAATATGGATTTAAATCTTTCTCTTTAGATAAACCTGATTCTGCTTTTATTCTAGCCTTAGCTTCAGCCTCACTAATTTCTCCTGCTGCATATTCATCAACTATAACTTGCAAAAAATTATCATCCAGTCCTGCTCCCCCACCACCAGAGCCTGACCCACCTCCGCCTCTTCCAGATAAACTTGCCGCAAACGCCTTAGCCTCTAAATCCAATGCTTGTTGCCTATTCATAAGATCAATTGCCTGCTCATGATTCATCAAGTCCCTCATGACTGCTTGTATGCTTTCTGTTTGAGTCTTATATTCATCCATCAAAACCTTATACTTACTAGCTACTGTATTATAAGTATCAGCCATTGCTCCACCAATCTTGCTTACCTGATTAACAAATGAGTTGTACTTAGTGTCCATATCCTGAAGATTCTGGTTAATCGACTGATTAAGCGTGGCATACCCACTCAGACCCGCTGATTTAAATATATCGCTCTCTCCAAGTTTCTGCTTACCAATATTTCCCTTTATTCTTAAAGCATCCTCTAATGGCCTTAAAAGCGTAGCACTAGGCGCAGGAGTATTTATTAAAGACTGCTTAGCATCCTGTACCGCTAAAACATTCTGATACTCAGGAAGATTTGCTAGTTCATCTGGAGAGTATGTCATCTCATACAAAGCTTTTGGATCAAGCGTTGCCGCCTGTAACGGATTTGTGCCAAGCTTCTTTAAAGTTTCTGCTTCCCTATTATAATCCCTAGATATAGTTGTAGGCGCTTGTGATTGTGGAGAACCTACAGGGGGAGATATTGGTGCTGGATTTGGAACTGTTGGTGCTGTAGCCATCTTGAATTTTAGTTATTGAAATTATACACTTACTAAGTTCGGCTGATAAGCTAATGGATTAGCTTGATTTTGATTAGCCGTTTCCTGATTTATTAACCCACTTAATGTTGTACCCATTTGCTGTTGTCTATTTTGCTCGATTGAACCCATTTGCCCACCAGTTACTCCATATCCAGGAAGGTTTAATAACGCTGCTCCACCACTACCCAATCTAGACTCTGCTTCAGCCCCTAGCGCCTGGATGTTCTTTTGATAATTCAAAGCATTTGAAGTTGCCATGATTCTATTGGCCTGTGGGATCTCACCTTCATAAAACAATCCTCCAAATGGTGTTTGCGTAGGAATAGCACTTTGCCCTGGCTCTTGTGCATAAGCACTTTCAGCACCTAATGTAGTAATTCCCTTACCAGTAAAAGTCATACCAGCACTTTCTAACCCTGCTTTAGCCTGTCTAATTGTGGTTCCTGCCGCTGCCCTCTCTTGTTCCAATTGAGTATTCCTTTCTGCCGCTTGAAAAGCTGCCGACTTACTAATCTGATCTGTAGCAAAATCAACTACACTTTTATAATAAGGATCTATAGTTTCTGTTTTAATTCTATTAAATTCACTTAATATATTTTGAACATCAACTACCTTGTCCGCCGGCCATTCTCTAACTGCTTGCTTGTACAAACTCTTTAGTTCAGGTGGAAGATTTGGATCAGCATCAATTGCGTCCAAAGCCTCCTGAAGCCTCCTGGCAGCATCAGGATCAGTGAGCGCACCCGCACCTCCACTCACGCCTGAAGTGTCTACATCCGTATTTTGCTGCCCCTGACCTGTGCCCGAATTATTGCTCTGTCCACTTGAAGTCTGCTGCCGAGCTACTGGAGGTACATAATTAGGGTTATTGGCCATGTAGTTACTCCACTTTGCGTAAGCCTCTTGCATCGCAGGTGTGGGCTGTCCGTTCTGATAAAGTGAAGACCACAAAGGATTCTCTTTAGATGGAGTGATTTCGCCGTTGTATATAGCCATAAATAATTGCTGACCGTTCATGGTTGAGAAATTGGAAGATCCTCCCTGAGTGGCTGTCTGATTCTGCGGAGCTGGTGTGCTTGATTGCTGATTGCTTCCACTAGTTGTGCTGCTTGAAGTCTGCTGCTGAACCTTTGGAGGGACATAACTAGGATTACTTTTCATGTAATTATCCCACTTAGAGTAGGCCTCTTGCATAGCTGAGGTTGCTTGTCCGTTCTGGTACAAAGAATTCCAAATGGGGTTATCCTTAGATGGTGTAATCTCTCCTTTATGTATAGCCATAAAGAGCTGTTGTCCGTTCATCTTGGCGAAATCCGAAGCCTGAGTGGTTGAAAAGCTCTGTTTCTTAACTCCTGTAGAGCTAGAAGCCGTTGAGGAAGCGGAGGTCGTGGCAGATGCTGCATTGTGACGAGCCACATAATCAGCATCTGCGGCCAATCCTTCCTGAAACTTTCCTGATGCGTCAGCGTTAAATCCAGCAATAGAGATTCCCCTTTCCTCTATCTCCCTCATTAGAGCGCCACTCTCATATTGTTCTGGAAAATACTTAGCATTAAACGATGATTGCATGATCTTTGGCTTTCCATCGTTACCAACGCCCTCATAGTAAAAGCTACCTCCAACGCCCTGGCTGGTTTCGCCTTTTGCCTTCCAAGACATAGCCATGTCCAATTGAGCCTTATTGAAAAGTGCCCTGATCTTTGGATCTTGCATGTAATCTTGCACTGGCTTGCTTAATTGGTACTTGCCGCCCTTTTCAATTACCGCAAAAGAGTTGCTACCTTTTATGGATCTAGTATCGTTAGTTTTAATAACTGGATATCCGTTATCAACGAGCACCTGTGCTAATATTTCTTGATCGTTCATGCTATAAGTTATTAATAATGAATTCAGCTAGATCCTCGGACGTGATCTTTTCTCCTCTGAGTTTCTTCTCTCTCAGCTTTTCAACTGCCTCATTGACCTCTTCCTTGACTCTGGCTGGCAGTTCGAATGAGATATTTTCGTCAACTACTTTCATGGGATGATTTAGTGAGATCCTTTCTTTCTCTTCAGCAGTAACAGTTTTCTTTAGCTCATTAAGACTGCATTCAGTTCTCTTCTCAGAGATCATTTTCACTTCGCCTTGATTGTTGTAGTAAAAGTACATATTTAAGCTGTTAATTCTATTATTACGCCTGTGTTAGCCGTAGAACCCACTGCACCATCAGCACCAATGCCAGAGCTAACTGTGCCGTTTTGAGATCCAGTTCCGCCTGTGCCACGAGTGCCAGCGGCTACGCTAATTGAACCTGATCCAGTTTTTGACTGATAAATCAGAATGACAACTCCACCGCTTCCAGGTGCACCCCCTCCTCCACCTCCACCAGTATTGCCAGCCTGAGAGAATCCATTGCCGCCATTACCGCCATTTCCACCTGTAGCCTGAATTGTTCCGTTCAAAACCAAAGTTCGTGCAAAGAGAGTGACGATGCCACCAGGAGTGCCGCTCCCGCCGCCGCCGCCACCTGAAGCCGTACCTGCGGATCTGTCTCCACCGCCCCCACTTCCTGACCCCGTAGACGATCTTAAATTGTCGCCCGCTGGCAGGAAGTCGTAAAGCATATAGGCCGCCATTGCAGATCGTGGATTGTTGTAAACAGTGCCAGATTTCGCACCTCCCGAAGACGAGCCTACCGTAGTAACAGCACCAGGATCAAACCCGCCACCGCCTCCAACACCAAGAACGCCTAAAGACTTGACCACTGCCGATCCGTTTACGCCACTGCCTCTCGCTCCACTAGAAGATCCACCCTGCCCACCAATTTGACCCGCAACTGCCCCTTTTATAGAGCCGTCTGCTGGAGCAGTGCCAGCGGTGCCACCCGCCCCACCAGCATTAATGATCCCATCGGCCCCGTTGCCACCATTGTTGCCGTTTCTTCTAAGTATTCCCCCTGTATCAATTGTACAAGTACCTGCGACAAAAACCCTAAACCCTGCGCAATCCAAGATCCCTCCGCTCTGAATAGTAAGATCATTGTAAAATATATCGGCCGTTAAGGTTGTTGTTCCTGAAATAGTCGCGTTGCCGTCTGCGCCATCTCCATAGGTAGTTTCCATTAATAACTGAGTGCCATTTATGGTCGCTCCAGTAGCCGTCAATAAGCCTGCCTCGGTTACTCTGAAAGGAGCCGTTGCTCTATTGGCGAATGTGTCACCAGCCCAGAAACGTACATCGTCTCCTCCAGTTACCGTTGAGGCCAGGCCCATGCTGTTTGCTGCATCCCTTATATAATCTGCCCCGATACTAAAGCCTCCAATAGTTCCTGCTGTAGCTGTAATTGTGCCCCGGAAAGTACCACTACCAAACTCCACATCTCCCAGTCCAGGAGCCATATTTATCCTCCATCCAGAAACACCTGTGACATAATCCTCAGACTGTAAATACTGATTAACTCTAATGTTATCAAGTTGTAATTTATTAAAATCCAAGCTCTTATCTCGAATCGTTCTGTCTATTCCAGAAAAACTAAGATCAAAACTCTGATCATTAATGCTATCTCGATTTTGAATATCAAGTTCTCTACGGTTCAAAGTGAACTGCATCCCTTCAAGACTCGATTGTAGTGAATTAACTCCTGGCATTGCTTGTTACTTTAGAAATACGATCAATCTCCAATTGCATCCCTAATATCGACCAATAAGGACTGGAGCCATACTCAGCCCCGGCAATTTGAATCAACACTCCTTTGCGAATATCAACATTAAAAGATTGAACATACTTAGTAAGCTGCCCTATTCCCACATAAGGAGTGAGCACTCTTGAATTCTTATCTATGACTCTCGCTGAAAGCTTCACCCCTTGCGCCCTTTCAGCAAAAACCACAATTCTTCCTAAACTCCCCTCTGCGTCCAAGTCTCCCAATGAAAACGGCGCTAATTCAAAGTTTGAATGAATAGCTGTGCCATTATCGCTATTAAGTAAAGTTGAGTCTGTATATTTACCTTTAACATAAACCTTTCCCAACGTATCTCCCATGTACTGCTGAACTACTCCTGAATTATTGTATCTAGCATATACTGTCATGTTTTGAGCATATTCACGAGTTCTCCATGTTGAAGTAGGAATATTCCATATCAATTCACAATTAGTATATGTAATTCCATCTACCGTTACTGTCCCTACATAAACCCTGTATTCTTCATCTACAATTGTAGCAAAGAAGTTCCTTGGACTGCCTGATCTGAAAAAATCTATTACCGGCCCAGAAATATTTTGAGGTACTCCCCCAGTTGTCACCCATGCTCCATCACCGTTACAGAAAAACATATAGCTATTATGCGTCTGAATTGTGCGATGACTTGTGGTACCAATATCCCAAACCTTCTTCCAAATAGATTGATCGTAGGCGTAAGCTGAATATTCAGTAAATGCCATTAATCTATCCCAATTAGTACCAATCCCCATGATTTGCTCACCAAAATCTACGTCCAAGAAATCTGAAGCCGGTGTCCATGTAATAGCTCCTGCCGTTGGCACACTTGAGAAATAAATCCTGTAAGGATAATCAGTTCCACTGTACCTACAATTAGCTACGTATAAACGATCTCGGTATCTTTTAATATACTTGCCCTGCGCCATATCAGTTACATTTGTAGCTGTAGAAAAAGTTGTTCCAGTTAAACTTCCCACCGGCAGGAAGCCATCTGTTGAGCTGTGACCAACGAAAAAACAATAACCAATGAATCCTTCCATTTCTACGTTAGCGCCCGCTACATTAGCCCACGCTGTCTCAGCAGCCCCTATCTCCGTCCACGAGCCGGCAGCGGTCTTATAAAACAACTGCGTATCATCACTCGTAGAGTCATCCACCGTGGCCAGCATTTTTTCCGTAGATGGATTTTGTCTAAAGTTAAAAAGACCACGGATACTTTTGTTGGCTTGAATAGTCGCATCAACAATCGTATGTCCAAGATCCTTGCGCAATGCGCCAAGCTTGTCAGAAACATTGCATCCATTTAAAACCGTGGCCGTATTTGAAGGCTGTACTAAAGGGGAAACCTTCGTATTTAATCCACCAAGTACATGGAGCGCTTGAATCTTCATACTTTAGTTTATAGTTATATGTTTCCATAATCTGCCTGTAGCAATCGCTCCAATTAAGCTAGAGTTAACATTATAAATTGCGCCAATCTGCTTATGGGTGATACGTCCAGGAATGGTTAAAATATGCTTTATAACCCTAACCTGTTTTTCGTTTAACTTAACCATACCATGTTTTTCTCCACCCTGCCAAGTTCCATGTCTCTTCTTATCTGCATGATTGTTTTTATGAGTATCCCATCTCAAATTTTCCAATCTATTGTCTGTCGATATTCCATTATTATGACATGCTTCCATGCCTTCAGGACATGACCCTAAAAAAGTTTCTAAAACAATTCTATGCTCTCCTTTTATCTTGACCTTTCCGCCTTTTGATAAAGAAATTCTAATGTAACCGCGAGGATCTTTACGACCATTCATCTTGCCACCTTTTTTAAGTTTACTATAACTATAGACATTGCCATCAGTGTCAACTTCATAGCCCGGAAATTCCACAACAGGTTTTCTTTGATATTCCATAATAAATTTAAGTATTAGATTTTCTATAGTTATTTTGTATATATGGGTCTAAATACTCGCCATAGTTAAAATATTCTAATTCGTCTCCTACGGCACTACTATTCCTAACCGCATTGTGAAGCACCATAGTCTTAAACTCTTTCATATAGTCATCAGCTTTCGTAATATCTCCACGTCTTCGTTCAATCATGCTCGCGATGTAATACTGAAAGACATTAGTAAAATTAACTTCAGTAACATCAGAAGCCTCTGTAAGAGCCGTTAGTTTCTTATAAAACCTTAATTTGATAATATATCCAGCCAAATCTGAATGAACTGCACGATCAAGAATTAAATCACCATTAAAGATAACCCATCTTAACGGTTCACCAGGACTCATGTTCTGCCAAACAGGAGCGTCAATGGCTGAAATAGCCGTAATAGACCCAGCTCCACTTGCCGGAATGCCAGTAAATCCTGTAGTGCTTGATTTTCCAGTATAGGTGAGCACATCTGACCCTAAATAAAGAGTACCAGAATCATTAAATTCTACATTTGAATCTACGGTGAGCGTAGTCCCACCCACTGCACTTGCCACAGAAAGTTCTGTCCTTCTTACTCCCTGCATTATGTCGTCCAAGTCATCTATGGAAATTTTCTTCAAAGGCTTCTTGTCTCCCAGCCTAACCGTAATTACACTTTTATCTGAATTCGGATATTTAAAATTCAAAGAAGATATTGAATAAACATTCTCATTTTCCGTTGTTGCTAAAGTTGTAACATCCTCTGTAATCTCAAAATCCCAGTCAACCCCCATAAATTCCCTAGTAACAGGATCTTGATAGGTAAACTGCGTGATCGCAGTTTGACAATCATTAGCCCATTTTAAAAGATCAGACTTTAAAACGTCATCATTTATCGTAGTATCCGTTAGTCTTAAAGCCTGTTGAATAAAATACTCAACTGAAGATGTATTTAAACCAGCAGCTAGAACATAATCACTTGCACTACTATCTGTAGTGCCATCCGTAAATTTAACAAAATAATAGGCATATGTAGTATCTGTTGAAATTAAAGAGTATTCAGTATACGGCCTATTCCATTGAATCATTACTGAATCTGCCAACTGATTTGTACCCGCCACAATAGCATCTACAGAAGCAATCAGCGTTCCTGCACCACCATCAGTAGCCGCTCCGTAAATCTTAATTCCTCGTTCAAAAATCTTTGTTACAGGTGCATTAACTTCATGGTCAAATTTAAGAGTATTTGTAACTGTGATAGACTTGCCACGGGTAACAGCACCATTAACATCACATTCTTCTGTTTCAGCATCACCAAGATCACCTACTATAAACCAATCGTCATCTGCGAATCTATGATTATCGTAGACTGACATAGCTGTACCGCTTGCTAAAATAGGCGAAGCTAATTGGGTTACAATGTTTCCAGAAATATCAGGGTGAGCCACCCTGATCGTAGATCCTGAAATTTCAATAATTTGTGGCTTAGAAAGTGATTTTAATGTACTCATTCTGTTTTAGTTAAATGTCCTGTTTCTTTAAAAACCTTTAAGCGATCAACTATCCATGAAGGAAGCGGCAAGCCTAATTTGCCACTATTCTCAATAATCGAAAGTAATTCGTTCGCCGCACAATAAAGCACTACTCCATGCTCTATAAATTCAAAATCACCACTATATCTAGTTATTTGATGAGCGGCAATTACTAAACCAAAAAACAAAAGGATCTTCTTTAAACCCTTAAAACTTTGAGATGATGAAAATTCCTTTTTATGAAAAGCTACAGACACACCAGTAATAGTATCTACAACTATCAATATAAACAAAATCTCGTAGGCCAGATAATTGGTACCAACTAAGCTAATTGCCACAGCTCCACAGGCTGCTGCAAGTGCCTTAATGATGAAGTTTTCACAAAAAGAAACAATGATCGGCATATTTATTAAGTTATTGGTACACGATTTTTATATGGAGAATCCAAGGAAAAAGTAGCCGCACCTGCTAATGTTATTTCATGCGCTCCTGAAACATCTAAAACATCAGTAACACCTACTACTGGGAATCCTTTTTCAAAATAAGGAGAATCTACACCTATAGTATAATCACTTTTTATGCGTGGATCTCCCGATAAACTATGTGCATCCTGTCCTGTTCCTGCCTGCCATTGTGCAAGCGTATCATATGTTACAGTTGGAAACTTATCACCCATTTGAGCTGTTCCAGTTAAATAAAATCCCTGATAATCAGCATTAACAGTATCGTAAGAAGTGTCTATGAACTCATACACCTTATCCGCATCACGAATACAAAGATTGTTTCTCAAATAAGCATTATCAGAATCCTGTCCTGCTCCATTTTCAGTTACAGATAATGATGTGCCAGCTTGTGAACCATCATTATAAATAACATTATTTACACATCTAATAGCACTTTGCCCTTTCATCCTTACTGGATAAGTGCAATTAACAAAAACATTATTACGGATATAGCCATCCGTCCAGGCTTCACTATATCCTTTACAGGCAGCAGCATAAGCCGCTCCATAAACATAATTGTCTTCATAGAAAATGTTAATGTTTCCACCCATCATAATACCGTGCATAGCCCCGATGGCATACCCGAAATACGGCGCTCCATAAAGACGATTTCCCTTGATGGACGATCCATTAAACGCTCCAGCTTTTGACTGAACATCTCCACCTTCATCACCAAGAAGAATTCCATAACTATCAGGATTGTATGTGTAAACAACATTATTTTCACATTGCCAAATTGTGTTTGGTCCAGTGCCAACTGTTGACTGAAATTTAATTGGAATAGTTGCAGTAGAAGTGCTTGGAATCGTAATTGTATTTCTCTTAAACTCACAAGTACCAGAGAAGTTTATTAATTCATTTACAGCCCTAGTATTATTGGAACCAACGGTAATTATATTGTCGGTTATTATTGCACTCGTAAACCCTGAGTTAGTGAATCTTAATGGAGCATAGTTTGAAAGAACAATTAGTGTACACCCTGTAATTGAAAAAGTCCCAGAAGTAGCAACGGCTCCTCCATATATCAAACCATTCATCGTCAATCCAGTCGGCGCTGTGATAGTACAATTAGTAAGCGTCCATCCACTTGCCCCGCCAAGTTCATGTAAAAATTGAGCCTGTGTTGTCCCAAGTGTACAAGTACAATTAACCAATGTAACCCCTAACATCCCACTATTCATCCTAATAGTGGTAGTTTTCCCATCAATAAAATCACAATTAGTAAAAGTAGTTGCCATATTTCCAGTTCCTCCTTCGACTTGATACGCAGGCTGAGTTCCACTTGAAGCTCCACTAATAGTAAACCCTGTAAAACTTTTTGTCTTTGTGCTGTTTAAATAAATAACCCTAGAAGAATTATTACCCCTAAGAATTGTACTCCCAATGCCTGCTCCAACCCACGCAATTTGTTTAGCCGCCGTTAAATATGTTGCCTCTTGAAATGTTCCAGCTCCAACATTAACAGTATCTCCGTCACTAGCAGAATTTTCTGCCTTAGTTAAAGTTAGCCAAGGTAAGCCTTGTGAGCCATTACCAGTAGTATCATTCCCATTTGTAGACACGTAATAAACAGACATTAGGCTATTGTTATTGCTTTATTCAAACCAATATTAGGACGCTTAAAATTCCAGGCATAAAGAAAATCTGATGGATATTTTCTCATAGATTTTATGTCTGAAATTTCCTGAGCTGTTAAATTCCTACTGTAAAAATATGGCTTAGTAACTTTGAATCCACCAGTATTAACTCCGTCTTGGTCTCCAAAACTCAAAGAGATTGTTGCAGTAGAATCATAACCCGCATCATTAGTTTGTGCTGCTATAGTTTTTACTACTCCATCAACATATAGTGCTATTCCACTCGCTCCATTTGCTGTCCCATTTAAAATAAGATTGTACCATCTACCAGGTACAAGTTGTGGACTCCACGTATAATCCCTGTGATTATCACTTGCATCTATTAAAACCAAATCAATATTTCCAGAATTCATGTTTCTTATAAGATTGAAATAACTCAATCCATTATGCCCACCAAAAAAAATATTATAATCATTATCAGCAAAGCAAATGTCAAAAACTAAAGCAAAAGTTCCATCTGTTTCTTGATAAAAAGTATCTAGTACACTAGGAAAAGTAGCAGAATCTCCCACTGCTCCAGTAATTTGTATAGAATATCCTATTTCATCACTTGTGGGGTTTGCCATTTTTTTGCTTTTTAATTAAATCATCAGCATATGGCACGTCTACAGGCTCTTCACTCAATGCTTGCCTCACTTCATCTTTGCTTAATCCACTTACGTCTATAATATGATTTTCAATTGCTAATTTTCTTTGACTATACTTGTCCATGTGTCTATGTTTATAATTGTCTTTGTACCCTGCTAGCATAAGGCCTATCTGTTGAAGACCATTGCCCAGACGAAGTTAAAGTTCCATTATGGGTTGCGTTACCATCAGCTACGGCTGTTCCAGAGCCTTCTGTGTTTAAATAATACGCAAATGCACCAGATGGTGCTTCCCTCGTATAATACCAATTGGAAACTTGCGTAGCAGTTAATTCAGACTTATAGAAATAAGGCCTTGAAATACTACCTACCCAACCACTTGCAACTGCTCCACTTCCTAATGACGCTCCAATCGCCACGGCTCTATTAAAATCTATAGGACCTGCATAGCCTGTACTCGATACAGTAGTCAAAGTTTCGGCCACTCCATTTATATACAGTTTAATCCCTGCGGCGGTATTTGTCGCATCTTTTGTCCATACAATATGTAACCAGTTCCCAGTATTTACTGGTTGATTAAGTGCCTCCATAGTCAACACTCTTCCAGAATTATCTCTGAGCTGAAAATTCAACTTCCCTACCCTATTACTAGCCCTAGTCATTCCTGCAAAAGCATAATTATTACCCGAAGAATTAGACGTGCCAAATAAAAATTGAGCAGTTGTCAGCATGCTTGTTGTCTTTAGCCAGCAACCAAAGGAGAAAGCCCCCGCCATTGATGACCCAAGATTACCCATAGTCGTTAACGCTATGCGCTCACTACCATTAAAGTGCAAAGTATGCGACATATTGTCAAGCTTCACCCTATTTGTGGCTTGTACTCTTGGCATCAAACTTCTTTGTTAACCATTACGGATAAATCAAACTTAGTTTCGTTAAGAGCTGCATTTTCAGACTCTTTACCTGAAACATAAGCAACAATATATTTCTCAATTGCCTCTTCACAGTCACAAAAAGCTGGGATTTTTACATCATAACTAACGCCGTCCTTCTCAACAGTAAGCGTTTGCTTTTTATCAAACTTAGTAATTTTCATATTTAATTATTGTTATCTGTATGAAACAAAAACATTCACGTCAGCCGTAGTCGTGAAATCTACATAAATACCATTTGCGCAGCTAACATCGAGAATGACAGTAAATGGAACAAATACGGCAGTAGTCAAATTCCAAGAAAAGATTTTAGTACCAGAGCCAGCAGTATTATCATACACATCGATAGTACCAGCCGTTGGAGCCGCGTCTGATTGAGAGATTGTTATTGCGTGCACAAAACCTGCACTCGCCTTTACCTGAGTATCAGTCGTCAAAGCACCTGATGGAGAATATCTGTGCTCAACTTTTGCGACATTAGCACTATTGTCCTCATAACCTGGTGCATTATATTCAACAACAGAGGCACTACCATTGCTATTAATTGAGGGAGCCCTAACATTAAATCCCATGATATTTATTAGTTAAAAAATACACCTTTAACCGTTACAGATCCCGCTGTACGAGCTGTAACCCTAAAGTTAATCCATTCAAGACCATCTACATTAACAATAAACAACCTATAATCATCAGCAGTAGCAACTACAAAACCTGTATCACCAACAGTAATCGAACCATCCTGATAGTCATACATGGCAATAAAATCGTAATGATTAGTTACCGATTGTGCATTAGCCCACGTAGGAGCTGTAGGCTGAATAGATCCTTGACACTTACAAGTCAAAGCAGCAGTGCCACCTCCATCTGTAGCAATAGAAACAACGATATGCCGATATTCTCGTACATTCATTGCAAGACCAGCACCAGTTGCCGCTTTTGCATCAAAGAATACGTGTTCACTTGATACTTCTCTCATCTTAATTAGTTTTAATAAATTGAGAAAAGGGAGGAGTTACCCTCCCTTTAAATTCTTCACAATTTCACGTGTGGATTCGGATCAAATAAAGGAACCAAATACGTTTCACCAGTTTTTGACAAAACTGACATATAAGGCTTACCATTAACTTCAACCTCTTCCTGCTTAAGAACATCGATAACTTGACCGCCTATCATCACTGGCTCTTCCTCGGTTGTAGTTTCAGCATCTACAGTTTCTACAACCTCTGGCTTGACCACTGGAACTTCAGCAGAATCAAATGCCTTTTTTTCTTCTTTTTTAACCATTATTAATTAAAAATTAAAAATTAATTGTGACTCAATCCTAGCTATCAGCCGCTGGAAGTAGGTAGCCAGAAGCACCCGCAACACCTGAAGCATAGTTATTGAACACACCAAAACCTGAACTTGCCGTAACAAGAAGCTCTGCCGCACTATCTGCATGTTGAGCAAAGTTATTACAGATAATGCCTGAATTATCAGACTGATCTGTAGTAACAAGAATTGCACCTGTAGCAGTATCGGTATTCAAACGATATACACGATTACCCTCAATTCTTGAATGGAAGACGCTCTTACCTGTAATAATAGCCATCAATGCAGCAGTATTATTATTAACACCAAGAGAAACAAAATTATCCATAAGAGTAACATTGTCATTATCACCGTCCATCTTCACCATTGAAAGCGTAGCCAAGTCTGGCTCAATCCACTTACAATTAACAATAGTAAGACCTTCTGCATCGTTTGTAGTAGCGTTTGTATCAACTACATACTTAGAATTCATATCAGTAGCAGTGGCCTTAAAATAACAACCATCAAGAGTAAAATTCTTAGCAGTTGTTAAAGTAAAGAAAGACACAATATCTGCAAAATTAGCAGTAAAAATCATGTTTTTCCAACTAACATTGGCAGCAGATACTGAAATTGTAGCAGTAGTAGCAGTATCAAGAGTGATCGTTGGACGAGCACTTCCTTCACCAAGACCAATAATACTTACACCTGCAACATCACAAGCAATAGCACCAGCAGAAGATACTGTTTCGGTATGACCAGGAGCAACCAAAATAACATCACCTCTACTTGCAGTACAATAACCAATCGCAGCGTCAATAGTAGACGCGAAACGATTAACACCATCAGGGTCTACCCTAAAGAGATCCTGAAAGATCTGGCGACCAGCAGCAGCATTTTTAGCTACAACAAAGACTTTACCACCATTTGTTTTAGCCCCAAGTGCAGCAGCCAATGCCTGACCGTAACCTGAATTTCTATTATATAACATAGTTTTTAATTGTTAGATTTTACTTTCCTCCCCCGCCTAGAGGGTGAGATTATTCTCACCCCCATAAAAGTAAAATATTTTTATACAAAACACTCAAAAATGGCTTACTTAAGCCCCAAGACCTGTTGATAACAAAAAGCCCCTTGGAGATACTGTAGCGATACCGTACTCAGCACGAGTGCCGTATTTCCAGTCATCGTTAGAAAAATCTTCACCATTATTACCAGGCGCAGGAGTCTTCAAGTTTGGAGCTTCCCACATACCTAGATATGCTTGCCATCCGTTTGTTCCTTGACCAGCAGCAACTAGACCCCAATATTTAGCTTTTGTAGAGTCATAAGCACCAGTAGCAGTCGTAGCTAGATAAGGAAGAATTACATGTTTATAAGCACCACCATAAACATTGATAACACCAGGATTTTCTTGATCTACATCAGTTGTAGATTGCAAGAATTGCTTAATGTTATTCTTAGTAACTGGATCATCAGAAGAGAAGATGATATTGAAATTCATAATTCTTCGTTCGCCAAACTGAGAAAGAATCTGAGTATTAGCTTGAAGTTCAGCAATTTCAAGACCACCTCTGCTAAATTGTGGATTGCCTGTAATTACATTTGAGAATGTAGTTGAAGTACCACGTAGAGTATGTACCGCAGACACAAGAGCAAGACCATCACCAACTGTAGTTGTTACAGTCTGACCATCAAGATCTGTGTAAGAAGTAGCAGTTGCAAATGTAAGTCTATGAGTAAGATCCAATTCCATTCTTTGAGGACAGAATTGAGCCAAAGAAGTAAGCTGAGTCATTACTTCAGGAGCTTTATTATGATTTCTCATTTCCCAAGTAATAGCAATTTCCTTAGCCATACGTCTAGCACTCATAGTTACAGTGTAACCCTGTTGAACACTTGCAATCGCAGCATCTTCACCTTCCGGCTTGATGTTAGCAAATGTCTGAGGATCAATTTCTGTATATCTTCGAGTATCGCCGGAATTCTTTGGCACATTTTCCATAATATAAAGTTGTTGAGCAATTCCGTTCTCAACGAACTTATTAAACACACTCCATTTACGTTCGACCAAATCGGTCATGTCCGCAATTGATATAGTATTTAATTCCATCGGTTAGTTAATTTTAAATAATACGAAAAAGAACAGACCACTATTAAGTGGCTGTTCCAATACCAGGTTGAGTACCCTTGTAAGAATTAAGGACACCACGAACCAGGTTAGCACTTACAAATTCTTCAACTAGGAAAGCGTCATCATTTGAAGTTGCTCTTGTAACATCAATACCAACTGGTGTACCACCAATATCAAAGAAGTTACCAACATCAGTTGCAACTGCTGTATCTGAAGAAAGTACACTAACTTCCCAAGTTGCACCCAAAGATTTAGGTACCATCAAAGGAAGACGAGTAGTAGAAGCATAATCGGAATCAGTAGCAGCTACTGTTTTCTGAATAATGCCTGTATGAGGAGCACGTGTAATTGTACACACAGTAATAAGACCATCTACTACATCACAAAGAGCGCCCTGAGTAAATACTTGAGAAGCTGTCTTGTTGTAGTGTCTTAAACCGAATTTCCCCCTAAAAGGTTTCCAAGCCATGATTGTTGTTGTTAGTTAGATAATTATTTTCGGGGAATCACCCCGTAGGAACATTTGATTCTGACGTATGAATCTACCGAAATAATTTTTCCAACTAACGCGTGGAAGGCTCGAAATGTGAAGGTTCACGAAGGAATACTAATATTCCTTATGCAGACATATTATACACACTATTTTCCCAGCTTGAAAAGTAAAAATACACAAAGAGAAAAGCGCCTCCTGAACTAGGCGCTTTCCCCCACTCATTTTATTCCTATGAAAGTAATATAATTCTACTTTCCTTTCAGTTTGTCATCAATATCTTTTACGCTAATATCGTCTAAATCTTTTCCCCAAAGCTTAACTGAAGCATCATCAAGA